TTATGTGTGGAGTGGTGTTGTTTAAAGATTCCATTTTGTTATAGTAATGGTGTCCTTAAGTGTTAGGACAATGGGTGGAGTACTGGTAGAGATCAGGGGTGGTCTTTACCAGTATTTTTTTTGTCTAGGTGCATTTGCATTTCTAAATTGAGAAATCCAAAAGCTCTTTCAAAACAAGCTTGCACCATTTCTTGAGAAACTTCTGGATCAGCCAAGATAAGTTGTATTAAGTTCAAAACGTCTTGTTGATGTTTTTTTGATGGTGCTGTGAAGAATAAACAAAAGCCTTGATATAAAGCTTCTTGTTTATTTGTTGGTGGTTGAAAATCAAGGTCAATCATTGTTTTTTCTCCAAAGCATCTAATCTGTCATTGATTTCAATAATTGCTTGCATTGCTTGATTTACTGAATTTGTAAGCTTAGTTTCAAAATCCAGACGTTTTTTTGATCTGACATTAAATTCAAGAAAAACTCTTTTGTTTTTGTCATGCCAAATAGATAGCTCTTTATAACCTTTTTCAAGATCAGCAAGCCTTTGCTTTATGCGTGTCATTTCAAAAGTCATTGTTGTAACTCCTTACAAGCCATTTCAATTCCAGAATTACAATCTGCAACTGTCATGTCGTATAAAGTTCCAGTAAGGGTTGTATAAAACAACCCCATACCAGCGAGTAAAAGGAAAAAGTTTTGCATTAATACCACCTCTCTGCCCAACTAAACTCGACACCTAGTTTTTCTAGCTTGTCGATTAATCGTCTAGCTGTTGCTGCAACCTTACCGCCATACTGAGGGCTAACATCATCTACCCTATCCATAGTGCTACCAGATAAGCAATCATCTAAAACCATTTTGTCAATGTCATCTAGATTATCTGGTAATTTTTTGTGATCTTCAAGACTCCAACGAATTTTGTCGCAACTATCCCAGACTTTTTGTTCTGGGTAGACTTTACGTTCTTGATCTTCCCAAATTTCGGTAATGATATCGTTGGTCTTGTTGTAGTCACCATATTTGGCAACCATTTCATCTGTATAAAACTGACAAGAGCATTCAACAATGCACTCATCTGGTCTGTCCAAAATGATCTCTATTTCTAGAGAAGTTAACTTTGTTTGGGTCATTTAAAATACCTTGCGAAAGAACGGCCTCTCAGCCATATCTATATATTATATGCACTATGTTGCACTGTCAAGACCTATAAGATATTGTTACAGATCCATAACATTTAGATAAACTTACAGGGCAAGGGTGGACATATATATATTATTCATGTATTATTTAAATATGAGGTCGAGAGATCGGCTGATTATTCAAACTTCGCAAAGGATTCAAATGGAAACCAAAACTTACGAACTAACAGAAAAAGAAGCAAAAGTTGCTGAGTGCGGTGAAATCTGTTTTAGCAGCTTTCACGATCCAGAACTTGGCTACGAACACTTTGATGGCGACCCAGATTTCATGTGCTTTACTTTAGAGGAAGCTTTAGAAACTGGATTTACAAAGCATCAAATTGCTGGATTGATAAGTAGTCTTGAAGCCAAAGGCATTATTGATATAGAGCATAGATGTCCTATAGTTGAAGGCCCAGACTTGTATTGGTTAAACGAAAACTTCATCAATTATTTAGCAAGAAAAAACATTGCAGAAGGCAAAGGCCGTTACTGTTTCGCATAAACCTATCAGCCCCACCTCAACTGGTGGGGTTTTTATTTTTCTGTTAAATTAAGCTATGACACTACAACATCAATTTAAGAAGGCTTTTCTGGAGCAAGAGGCAGAAAAGTACATTAACTATCTTTGTCAGCCTAGATCAAAGCCAGAGGTTTATGCGGCCATAGAAAAGATTGCATTGCTACATCTTGAGATAAAAAATTGTGAGGACATTATTTATACCGCAAATATTCCAGAATTTGATGATCCTTTGAATTAAGAGTTAATATCTAAATGTAAGAGATTGCACATGCTTCGCTACCTCAAACGATACATGAACATCTTTCTCAACATAAAAGCTGAAGATGCCCACAGGCTTAGACAGTTTTTGAAAAAGAACCCATCAACACCATCTGGAAGTGGTATTGCAAGAGAACATCTTGACGCTGGTATTATTTCCAGAGTTGTTTATTCACTTGAACACGCTTTAAATGAATTATGAGAGTCGGGTAGCCTGATGATCCTAGCAAAGCGGATCTGAAAGCCATACAACACCTACTGAGACTTAGGAAAGGCAGGGGAGCAAGCGAAGTGCTTATCCATCACCCGACTACTCACACAATGTGTACTTAGCTTTTATATCTTCTACAATCATTTCTGGATATTGGATAGTGTGCCAGATATGACCACAGTCGTAACATTCTCTACGTCTTACGATAACGTGCTTTGAATTGCGGTCTGATTTTCTTACTTTTTGGTCTGTATAGTCCTTGCATTTAGGACAGGCCACCCATGAAATCCTTTTCATTTATTGTTCTAATTTTTATATTTGCACCAGTTCCAGATTCTGTTTCGCAATACTTTTTGACAGCGTGTAAACTTACAACTTGGCTATCGTCAGCAAATGCGGATTTAGTGAGAGAATCCAGTAAGGCTCTGCAATGCTTGTCCAAATCCCCTTTATTTTTGTTCGTGATATACACAGGGGCTGATTGACGAATCATGCCATTAGGGAGATAGTGAAGCTTCGGGCGTTTGAACCAGAACACCACCTCTATCTCAACTGGTTCTTCGATTATATCGTCCACTATTAACTTTGCTTTCAAATTCACCTGTTTTCGCCATGACTTCAGACGCTTACTTGTCTCAACCATTATTCCATTGCCAACGTGTTTTTTGCTTCCCTGCGGAGCAGATTCCATGCCTTTTACAGAAATAATATATTCCATAGAAAATGAGTTTTATTCCAGAGAATACACCATTCACTTCTTTGCCAACAGCATTAAAGGGCAAAATAACACCATTTCAGCTATCAGTTTTATGGGTTTTGCAATCATATTATCCAAACATCTGGCCCAGTTATCAGACCATTTCTAATGATGCAAAAATGTCCAGAGACAAAGTTATTAAGACTGTCGCTGAACTTGTAGAACTAGGTTTGCTGCAAAAGCAATATAGGATCAATGAATTTGGTCAAAAAACCAACTGCTATAGAGTCACAATTTGGCATCAATGCAAGACACTTCCTGTACCAGACACTAGTATTCATGCGGGGTCGTTGATACATACTACCCCAGTCGTTGAGAACTACCCCCCCAGTACGCCACAGCGACCCCCCCAGTCGTTGTCAGCGACCCTAACTAAAACAATGTTAACTAAAACAAATAACTATAAAACTTTAACTAAAAAAAAACCTGTAGATAAATTCTTTGAACCATTTTGGGAAGCCTACAGAAAGATACCAACATCAATGCGTGTTGTATCACAATCTAAAAAGCTTGCAAAAGTCGAATTTAGTAAGTTAAGTAAAAAGACACAGGAAAAAATACTTGACTGTTTACAGGCTGATATAAGGGCAAGAACAAAACAATTAAAGAATGATAACTTCACACCATTATTTCCTGATTGTTTCCGTTATCTCAAAAATGGTCAATTTGAACAATACCTATTGACTGTCTCAAGAAAACCCACTACATTTAAAAAACCTAAAAACACCCCCTTTTAACACCCCATGAAAAACTATAAAAGGCGACCCATAGACAGGGAGGTCACATTTAAAGCACCCTATTATGAGTGCTATGCCTGTAACGACTCAGGTATAATCCATAATTCTGATGGCCTAATCAATCAGCACTTACCTGACTACGATATGGATGATTCGGGAAAGCGGTTTACTGGTCAGGATTTAGCTTTGATATGTTACTGCTCCGCAGCAAATGGAAAATATGACATTGATGGTCAACTTATCTGCAAAGGTTACAGAACTGATGAAGGAATTATCAGGAACTTTGTTGGTGTAGATATTGACATTGATGTTGTAAGAGAGATTCACAACATGAGAAAAGAGGGCTGGGCTAAAACTACAAAAGTTATGAATAAGGTGATTTATCAAAACAATAAAGATGGCAGCAAAAACCTTATTAACTGTTCTCCAGAAATACAAAAAGTAAAAGATCAACTTGCAAACTTTCAAATAAAATCACTTTAACTTATTGACAACTGTATTTAGTGCATATACACTCTGAAGAGTATATGTCTCTTATTTACTCAATGACTTCTATTACTTTTCCAATGCGTGAAAAAAAACCACAACAAAAAGGCAATTATCTTTTAGATGAGATAACACCTAACACCCTTAAGCTTAAAATGAAAAAAAATAATTATGAGCTTTCCGATCGTTTAAAAAATGATCCAAGTTGGGAATCTTTTGTATGGAATGGTGTAATGCTTACTTCTCCTTTAATGGCACTTAGGGCTGCTGAAAGCATTAAATATAAACCTAATGGGGAAAAAACAAAAGACCCAGATATTGAAAATGCCAAAGGTTTGTACGACAATAAACCTATTTTTATAGCTGATGTTGTTAATGAAGTTAATCTTTATTTAGGTTCACTTGGTAAAAAAACAATTACAGATCAATCTGTTCTGTCTAATTTAAAAAAAGCAGCAAAATATTTACATACTGCATATAATCTTGTTTTAAGACCTGATAGTTCTAATATGACTGTCACATTATTAAATGCTAAAGCAACAAATGATGAAATTGCAAAATGGTATGACCAAATGAATACAAGGTTAGAAAAAATTATTGATCTTGCTAATCATGCAAAGAATAGTGATTTTAAAGATTTACCAATATTACCAAAAGCAAAACAAAAGTTTTTGCAAGTTAACGAGGCTTTTAAATTAGCAACAGGTAACAATGATGAGTAATGCAATAATCCCTGAAATTGTTGGTCAAACGGAGATTCTTGAAGAGTCTCCTATGACACCACAAGAACTTCAAAGAAAAGTTGAACTCGAAACTATTTTTAAATCTGCGGATTGCACTAAAAATGAACAACGACTAATTCAAGGAAAAGCTCTTATACATATCTGTAGAGAAAAACTTTATAGAGGTAACAATGGAGGTAGAAAATGGTCAGAATATTTAAAACAAGATTCGCAAAATTTAACTGTAGATAATGAGTTAATTAAATATGTGACATCATATAATCTTATGTCATTCTATATGCTTAAAGTAGAAATTTTTCCAGAAATTCGAACGTTCGAATTTTTACCGTCTATTTCTCATGCTCAAGAATTAATGGGTTATATACCTTTACCTAGTAAAAACCCAGACAAATATAATGAAGAAGATTTTGAGAAAATAAAAAAAACAATTAACATTTGGAAAACTGCTTGCGGTAAGGTTGGTGTAAATAAAAGACCATCTTTTAAAATTGTTAGAGATCTTGCTTATGAACAAAGAGCTTTAGACAATAAAACGAAACCAAGAATAAATACTACACAACAAGATGTTGAAACACCGAAGCAAGTTTATGATTCTTCAACAGAATCAGCTAACAAGTATGTTACACCCAGTTTTGAAGATGATAGTCCACCTATAAAAACATACGAACAAGAAAGAAATAAACAAGAAGTGGATCTTCATTCAGAATGTGAAAGATTACATAATGTTTTATATGAAGCAGAAACAAGTTTACAAAATTTAAATGGTGTTTTGTACAATCAGATTAATAAATATGGAAGTGCATATTTGGATCGAATGAAACAAATTGATGCTGGTTTATATACTGTTTCAGATATTGATGATCAAATAGATAGATTGCATCAGCAAACAGCTTATCTTGTTGATCTACTGCAAAAAGATGTAGAACCTAATGATCTTGTCAAAGATTTTGCACCATGACTTTCTATAACACCATACAAGAAAATCCTGACGAATTAGCTAGGTCACATTCAAAAGCTAAAACACAAGAAGCTAACATTATGAATTGTTTTAAGCAGTACGAAACACCATTAAGCCCATCAATGGTGCTTTCTATCTCAGGATTAAACTGCCCTATAACATCTATCAGAAGAGCTATGACAAACTTATCTGATGATGGCAAACTAGAAAAAACAAAAGACTTTGTAATGGGTAACTATGGAAAAAAAGAACATCTTTGGTGTTTACCTAAAAAACAAGAAACATTTAGTCAATCAACGCTACCTTTTTAAAAATGACAATAACTCTTATTGATAATTTAGATTTTAATAATCTCGACAAATATCAAAGTCGGTCTTTAGTGGCTTGGCTTAAAAGAAATACAGGTTCAGAAGATCAAAAAAAACTTGTAAAAAAAATAATTGAAGATAGAGGGCAAAATGTTCTAGAAAGGCTTAGAAGTAGAGTTCAAGTTAATTACAGACTTAGCATAGAAACTACTGAAAAATTATCTAAAATTTGCAAAAAAATTGGTTGTTATAAAACAATAAAAATTAATGATGAATCTATTTATTTAGAAAGTAAAGAAAAAAAAGATATACAACCAATAGAGTTAGCCAAAGTATTACTTGAAGAAAGTATTGAGGATTTATATAATAAAGTTCAAAATGAAAAATAAAGACTTTGACAGCTTTAACAATGACCGCATCTTAGCCGCAAGAAAGCGTGTTATTGATCTTTTATACCTTATAGGAAGTTGGGAAGAGCAACGAAAATCGACAAAAACTAACGATTGACGCTACATTTAGAATATAAAAAACCATATTTTCATAGTGGCTAACGGCAGAACTACTAAAAATGAGCATGAGTTCAGAGTGAACAAAGTAGTTAAGCTTTTGTCTGTTGGTACTACTAGATCAGACATAATTCAGATTGCTTCGGATGAGTGGGGTGTTTCAACAAGGACTGTTGAGAACTATATGCAAGATGCCAGAGAGATTTTAAAGAAAGATTTTGACATTGACAGGAGACAATTTACTGCGGAAGTTTTATCACAATACGCATCACTGGCAAAAGAGGCGAGGAAATCAGGGCAGCTTACAGTGGCTTTAGGCTGTATAAACTCAATGGCAAAGGTTGGTCAGGTGATGTCTTGAGCATTCTAAGTAGGGAAGGTTCTGTATTAGATCACATAGGCAGTCACTACACTGATATTGATACTGGAGAGTTACTGGAAAGGATTAGAAATGATTTGCACCCACAGCAACAGCAGTTCTTTGACAACCAGAATGAGATAGTTGGGCTTTCTGCTGGATATGGTGCTGGTAAGACAAGAGCCTTGTGCAGTATGGCAGTTAAGCTGGCTGCAATGAATATCGGATTTATTGGTGCTGTAATGGAACCAACTGCCCCATTAATTAGAGATATTTGGCAAACAGACTTTGAGTTGTTCCTTGAGCAATATGAAATACCTTACACATTTAGAGCTAGTCCACTTCCAGAATATACTTTGCACTTCAAAGAGGGCGACAGCAAGTTACTATGTCGCAGCTTCGAGAACTGGTCTAGGATCATAGGATTGAACTTAAGTCATGTACTTGTTGATGAAATAGATGTTGTTTCGCCTACTATTGCCGACAAAGCTTTCCCTAAAATACTTGGAAGACTTAGGGCTGGTAATGTTCGTCAGTTTTGTGCAGCTAGTACACCAGAGGGATTTAGATGGCTATACAACACCTTTGGTACAGATGAAGCAAAGGAGAGAACCGATAGGCAGTTAATAAAGATGAGGACACAAGATAATCCACACTTACCTAGTGATTTCATTGAACGTATGCAAGCAAACTATGATCCATCAATGTTGCAGGCATACCTCAATGGAGAGTTTATCAATCTAACTACTGGGCAAGTATATGACCGCTTTACCAGAGAAAACAATGTTATTAATATTAAGCCTGACATAGGACTAGAACCATTAAGAGTTGGTATGGACTTCAACATAGGCAACATGAACGCAGTAATTGGTATTGTACAAAATCAAAAATTGTTAATATTTGATGAAATTAGTGGCAGTCACGATACAGATAGCATTGCTCAAGAGATCAAAGCCAGATACCCTATGAATAAGATTTACATATACCCAGATGCAAGTGGAGG